CTTTCTTACACGGATTTAGAGTCTAGGGAAACGATAAGTGCATAATTCAAAGTCGAGAAAGCCTATAGAGATGTTTTTATTTAGGTTTTCCCTGATTCTTTCCGAAACGACTTTCGAGGCCGAAACCTCTAGAATATGAGACTTTACTGGCTCAGATTGAGCGGCCACCAATGTGTCATAATTATATGGAAAATCTTTAATTGAAAAAGAAAACCCATATGGGAAATCCCCATAAGGCACATGAGTAATATCCTCCCTTACGGTGTCCCTGAATAGGGATAGCACCGAGTCTAGAATATAGCTATCGAAAGAAAGCACCATAACCCTTATTCTAGACCTAGTATCTTCTTCTCCCCCGAAGGAAAGTTCTGTGTTATCGGAGGAAGCTACCGAAATAAAACAAGCTGGCAAAAAATATGTTGTTTCATCATATTCACCCGTCTGCCCATATTGATAAGGCAACTCAGTTGCACTATCCTTAAAGTCTGAATGAAGTATCGTCTGAGCATCGGTATCATTTGTTATATAGGTATTTACTTCTTTTACTGTAGAGTTAGCTGTAATTTCTTGAGATCCTATTCTAGCTCCAGATGCCTGTGGAAAAATTAATCTACCATTATCGTAATCGGTAAAGACATTGCCATTCTCATCATAGTTTCCAGTGATGAAGCCATCCCCTACAAAAAAACCAGAGTTTGGCTCGTCCACATTATGCTCTCCAACTAACTGTCTAAACTTACCTTGAAAGGCTATGTGGCTTGGAGGTATGTCGGGAAAATTGCCCGAAGTAAAGGCGTTATCTAAATCGGTTTGGTAAGCCTTGGATTTCGTATCCAACAAACGATTCTCAAACCACAAGTAAAAACTTGATAAAACATTCTGGTCAAATTGAACTTTCATTTATCTAATTTTAATAAATCCGATTTAAATTTCTCTATCAGCTTACTGATATACGGCATTCTCTTAAGACTTACACCAGAAGACTTGTTTTTGGCCTGTATACCTGTCCCCGCTCTGGAGGAATTAAATCCGCTAGAGCTATATAAATATTGACCTAAATTACTCAAGCTACCCTCCTCTATGCCTTTTACCCAGCTTTTACCACTCATCCAAGGAATCGGGGTTAGACTATAAATTTGCTCTATCGAGGGTATAAAAAAACTAATCTTATATTTACCAGAAGAACTAACCCTTCTGACTTTAAATTGCATTTTCTCTTTAAATATAGCAGAGATTAAAGCCGTTGGTCTATCTGAGGCGTTAAATCCTATGAAGGAAAAAAGATTACCATACCCACCTAGCGCCCCACTGATATTTGCCGCCCTTGGCCCAGCATTAAGTTCTACGGTAATCGGATGAGCATCAAAACTTTTCAAAAGCTCTTTCTGCCTTTCCTCTAATCTGGGTTTTATTTCATTCCTTATAGCAAGAGCCATGCTCCTGCTATTCTTCCCATCGACAGTTAATTCTCTTAATAATTCCTTGGCGTTAACTGTTACTACAGGCTTTGATACCGATATAAAAGCTTTCCCAGCCATTAGTTCTCACGTTTTAAAAATATAGAATAAAACTGAGCGTCAAATGGTCCGATTACTTTAGCATCTCCGTCAACAACGTATAACTCATCATCAACTTCAATTTTGGAGCAAATTTTTATTTTCTCATAAGCATCATATTTTACCTTAATCCTAATTTGTCCCTCTGAGGCAATTAAATTCATTTGGGCATTACCATCAATAATGTCCTCCTTTTGTTCAGCCTTATAAAACACTCGCGCAGTATAAGTATATCTAGTCAGAGTTTGTTCTGAAGATATCTTCGCAGTGTCCTTTCTCCTCCCATATAAAGGGTTGTAATTAAGCTCCACAGGCACGGTAGAACGCTCTTCAACATAAACATAGATGTTCCGTGCGAAAGTATCGTGGATATCGCTCAGGGCCGACTGAACCGCTGACTTCTCTGCGTCTGTAAGTAATGATGCCATTTAGACAAGTTTCCCAGACAAGTTGAAAGTTCCATCTGTCCCAGCCACTTGAATGGGGGAAGATTTTTGATAGTTATATTGATAAAGAAGATTATCTAATCTAGAGTTAGCCTCTTTACTTAAATCCACATAAGTTTTAGAAACAGAGTTTTTATTCTGTCTTTGTATTGTGGTATCGCCCTCTTTTAAAGTTATCCAATCAACAGAAGAATCGTAAGTAAAACTCCTCAAAGATTCCCTAGAAGATTTTTGATAATAGTATAACTCATATAGAGTGGAAAATATATTCTCCTCTACTGGAGCCAACCCTGTCCCATCTGCTCTTATCGCGCCCGTTGAGTCTACTTTAAATTCTTCATGAAGTAGACCATTTAACTCTCCAATATTGGTTTCAAGCCAACCTGACACAAAGCCCATATTATATGTTCCCGTGTCATTCGGAAAATCATATGTAGTGATCCCGCTAGCTATCCTCCCAAGGTCATTCATAAAGTTATAAGTCTTTAAATAACTTTACAGCATTTTCATACTCTGGGGAACTCGGATCTATAATTGGCTTAGCTTGACCCTGCACAGTAACGTCATGTTTTTGGGCATAAAAATCAAAAGACTGCATCAGAGAGTTTTTTAAAAGCCTCATATTTCTTTCTCTAGGTAGTCCTACTCTAGCCGCTAAATCAGTCAACTCAGAGGCAGAGCAATCTTCTAATTTACGCTTAAATAATTCACGATTAAGAGTCCCATAGGGATTCATTTGAGGCATGCCAAGCAACTCTTCAAGCTCTTTAACTTCCTGTAATTCCTTTTCGAATTTGCTTCTATCCTTGCCATCCGTAACATCAAATTCCTCTAAGTGTTTTTTCTCTACACCCTCTGAAACCTGAGTTTTTGGCGCTGTCTTCTTCTTAGCTGACTTCTTCTTACTCATACTATATGATATCTAAAAGTTATAAAAAATCAAAAAAAAGAGCCACCCCCTTACGAGGGCGGCTCGATTTTATGAGTAGCATCAGTTGCTTACACAACGAGGCCGATAAGAGCGCGATCATCAATACAGATCCGACCCTCCTCGACTTTGCCGTAGTAACCAATCTTGTTCTGACGGACAGAGAACTGGTCGTCAACAAGAATCTGCAAGTCGTCAGAAAGACCCTCACCGATAACCGTAGGACGAATAAGAGCGTCCTTAGTGCGGTCAATACCAATAAGGATTTCATCAGCACTCTGAGAGAAGCTGCCAGAGCCGCCGCCGCCAGTAATATTACCTTCGGCTGCTGCAACAACAGCGAACAACTTGTTGAACGACTGGTCAACACCCAACTGATTGATCTCCATGATATTGATACCATAGAAACTTGGAAGGCCACCAGCACTGAACAACTCCATACGGAGTGCATCAGCAGCTACTTGACCATCGGTGTCGCCAGTGGCAGAGCCATCAGCGTCAATCGTGTTAATTGGGTTGTAAGCCATCGAACGAAGTGCCTCGACCATCTCTGGAGAAACCAAGAGATCGGTAACTCCAGACTTAACGCCACCAACAGGAGTCCCTCCATCGAAGGAACTGTTGATGCGCTTGCTCTTGGTTACCAACCTGTTAAGGTCGTCAAGAACAAAGCGGCTCTCAGTAGTAGAACCAATTACTTGGCTACCCTGAGTCGCGTTGCTTCCCTGTGCTTTACAGAGAGCAGTGGCGAGGACATTGAAAGAGGTTTTAGTCTGCTTAAGCAGAATTTCCTGAGCCATCCGAGTGAAGGTCTTGCTAACAACGTCAAGGCGAGCCTTACGGACATACTTGCGGTCAAACGCAAGAGCACTGTCCAGACTGTAAGTCGCGAACTTGAGTTCATTGTGAGCAGGGAAGACCTGACTGTAGGGAAGACCCCCAGCGACCTGCTGAGAATACACCTGAATGTAGTTCTCGTCAGTGATATCGTGGAAAAGATCCAGAGGCAAAGAAGGATTATCGTCCTCTCCATAAGAAAGGGTTGTATACAAGTTTCCAATAGTAGGAGCGTTGTTGATAACCTGAGAAACAACAGGGCTGAGTAAATCAGCAACTGCCGCCTGAGCCTCGTATGCTTCTTCACGATTATTAGATCCCATTGCCCTGATGAGGGCCAACTGATCTTCAGTTCTTTTGATTGTGATTTTCATGATCGTAAAATTAGCATTCAAGTTTTAAAATTGCATATGCACCAGCGAAAGCATCGGTAGTGCCTTGAGAGACCCTATTACCTGTTGCGATAAACTGCCCAACCGCGTGAGCGTGATGGGTGTGGTGTGCCGCAGCAGTTGTAGCCACTCCAGTAAGCGTTCCGTTCAAGGAAGGCAATGCCCAAGAGTTAACCGCTGGAGCAACTCCGTTAGTTAAACCGTTAACATTGATAGTGAACAGACCTTTAGTAGCGATTGGAACCGCTTCACCAGATACAACGCACTGAAGTTCTTCTTTCTTTTCAGGGTAATATAAGAGATTCTCCCCATTTTCATCTTTGTTGCGAACATCTCGCAACATGATTCCCAACGCCCGAACACCAGCACCAGTATCACTGACTTTAGTCACCTTGTAAGGGACTTCAGGATACAGGGATAGCGCGTGACCCAAAGTTGGGTCCCAAGAATCCGAATCGGTTCTTTCGACATATTTGACAGGCTCATTTTGAAGATCCCCATTGGAAACCTTCACAACAGAACCCGCTTCGCCCGTTTCCAAGTCATATGAATAAAAATTGATAACATCGTTATCATCATATTGACGGAAGGGCAGTAAACGTGTGATTTCGTTAGCCATGATTAGTTAATTGTTGAATTAAGATACCTCTACAGAAAAGCCCTCCTTGAGCCTCTCTATAAGGGAAAGTTTTTCGCTAGCCTCTGCGTTGTTATTAGGGATGGAAGCCTCTGCCTCCTCCTTCTCTTCAACCTCAAGCTCTTCTTCTGGCTCTTCTTCGCCTTTATCTTCACCCTCTTCTTCTCCACCGTCCTCTTCGCCTTCTTCGCGATTAGCAACAGCTTCGTCAATGCGGGCTTTGATATCAGCTTCCTGAGCTTCGATATTCTTCTTGAGCTTGTGAGCAAAAATAACCTCAAGCCTAGCCTTGTATGAATTAAAATCTTCTTCAGAAGAACCAAGCCCCTTAACTTCAGCCGTGACTAAGGCGATTTCTTGCTCGTTAAGGTCGTAATCACTATCAATGAAGTTCATACGATCATTAAAGAGATCAACCGCAGCTTTAGCCTCAACATCATTTTTGAGCGAGTCAAGTTCTTCTTTTGTCTGCTTAAAGGAGTCTTTTAACTCCTCAAGCTCGGCTTCAGCCTTAGCTTTAGCCTCCTGTTCAACTTCGACCTTGGATTTCCAAGTCTCGTTGTGTTCAGTTAGGACATCACGGATGTTCTCTCCTACTGTCTTAGCTTCAGAGTCCTCCCTCACAGCGGAAGCAACACTCTTAGTCAACTTGTTAATAAGTTCTTCGAATTGTTCTTTATCCATATTAAAAATGCTTTTTAATTTGTCAGACTTTACATTAATATTAGAGTTTCGGGAAATTTTTTCTATATTTTTATTATCTGAGGTTTTATCAGGGACATACAATCCTTTGACAGAAGCGGCAGGGTTTCTTGTCAATGCCGCCCCCAGTGGGTAAGTTTGACCAACAATTAATCTATTAACAGGGGTGCCGTTTTCGTCTTCTCCTTCGCCACCCAAACCCTTGACATATTGCATAAGGTCTTCTTTTTGAGCACCTTCTGCTATAGTTGAATCTTTTAAATATTTAGATCCTACTGCTACCTCAAACTCCCTAAAAGCTAACTCCCAGCTTGTAGAGATACTCTGATAGGACTCTTCCTCCTCATCAGAAGCCTCTGCAATTGCTTCAGCTAGATCTGGGTAGACTGATTTATATATCAATCCAGCCGCATTAATGTAAAATGGTTCTTTTTTGTCAGCATAAGATTCAATATCGTTATTTTTAAAGTCAAACTCTCGCTCAGAGAAAGACGCATTGATCATATGTCCAACAATTTTATCTTTTTTGTGCTCAATATTAATTGGCTTATTGATAAATCTTTTTACAGCGGCTATCGCGGTTTTAGCATCAATGCCGTCACCATTTTTATTGAATTCATTGACTTTAGCCAAATTAAAAACAACAGGTAATACGTCGATATTTTGTTCAGGGTCGAAGTTTTCTGGAAGTAGCGATTGTGCTGCTTCTTGTATTGATCCTTGAGAGAGACCAAATAGTTCGAACTCCTCTTCTTTGATTTGTCTTATCTTACCTTCGAAATGGCAAATATTAAATTCATCCAATGGCATGTTCTCTATTACACAGAAATTTGAGTAGAATGATATAAAATCGCAGAGGACAAATCATCTAGCTGATGCTCGGAGCCGATTTCCAGAATTTTAGCATGGACATTGAGGGATGTTAACTTGTCTAAATCTTCAACAATTTCAGTCAAAGTGGACCCCCATTCCTCTGAGTCTTTTGCTATAACAATTGATTCGCATACTTGCGTAACCATTTCTTTCTTTTGTTTAGACATTCTCTTAATCCCAAACTTTGATGCAAATTCTCTAAAGGCTAATAACTCAAACTCGTTTAGTTTTTTAGTAGCCTCAATAATATGTTTTTTAGAAAAGTTTTTTGAATTAGAAACTCCCATAGGTCTGCCTCCCGAGGGGGCTACAGGAGGAGTCTTTTCAGGTTTTTGAGCATCTTTTGGTTCAGGATCTCCACCCACAGGAAGAGATTCATCATACAAATTGATTGTATTTACCAAGGGCATATAATGACCTCTTTCTCTATCATCTTTAAATTTGTCTTGAGCTTTTTCCATTTCCTTCGGCTCTGGGAAAGAACCCGTATGAACAACTTGCATACCTTGCTCTGGTGTAAGCACACCCAACTCCATAAGCCTTGTAGCTAATTTTGCTAAATTATTATCGTCCATCGTGTCGGTTTTGGCGAACTTGGCTTCTGGCCATGAACGCAAACCTGCTGCCTTGCAAATTCTTCTGATTTCTGGATTGATAAAATCATTTAAAAAGGAACTTCTTGATTCTTCAAGTCTCTGGAAAAACACCTTCAGCTTTACTTGAAGATCGGAATATTTTGAATCCCCGATTAATACGTTTTGTAATCCGTCCTCGATATCCTTGTTAATTACCTCATATTTTGCTGGCCCCACGACCTTCCTTATATCAGGGATAACAAAATCTGCTTTTGTGGTATAATCGGAAACCAGCACCCTACCAACACTTTGATTTTTGAAAATTGTTTGCATGGCCGCTAAATTCTTATGGTTTATTCCCCCTTTGTCGGGATCATTTCCCATTGTGACAAGTAAGACTACATTTTCAATAGAACGGCTAATTGCCTGATCAATGTTCTTTAATTCTATTTTTCTATTTATATCGTCTAGCACAGAATACCCTACAGGCACAGCAAGAGGCTCATAGTCTTGTTTCTTAGAAAAAATTACATGAAGGAATTTAGGGTCTAGTTTGATTTGAATTCTAGACATCCCGTAATTATTGTTACTCTTGATTATCATCTTCTGAGTCTCTTCGGGTAACGAGTCATACATTTCTTTTTCTCTCTCTGTCTGTGGATTTTGCAATCTAGCGACCTCAAAAGGAGTCAAGACTTTAAAATATTCATAACCACTGAAAGTAATAGACCCCTTGGTTGCAATATCGCTAGGATTTATTAATAAATAACGAAGAGGGATGTCATGCCTGACGCTGGCCCCATAAGCCTCTAGCATTTTTTGAGAATTTTTTAATGGAATTTTACCATCAAGTCGATACATGAAAACATTACCAGACCTATAAAACTCTCTAAAATATTGTGCTTTTAGATCATGCATTCTAATCCTCTTAAACCAAGCATTTATAAACCTTCTAGACTTATCATTGCCTCCTTCGATATAAATATTGGAATTAGCGAACTCTGATAAAAGATCAATAGTTCCCCTAAAGTTTGCGATATTAAAATAAGCCTTCTGACAAAGCTCTATGCACTCTCTAACATCGGCAGAGTCTTTTGTATAATTATAAGGTAAAACACCATCTTTAATGTTTTCGAACTTATCTCCAACTCCCGATCTCGCGACCCTATTAGTTCTTACGGCTGTTCTCGCCGTGGGTGCAGAGAGCCTAGAAGCCTCACTACTGCTATAAATAGATTCTCCAATTAGCTCTGGAGAAAATTCATCTTCCCCTTGTTTTGCTAAGTTCTCAATTGGTTGTTCCTTTTTTTTGAACTTGGCCCAATATTCTGATCGTTTGGTATATTTCCGAGGCATATCAAAGTTTACACTAAAGTTATAAAAGTTACTTTTAAACTTTTCAAATTGCAAACGGAATAAATGTATTTTCTATCTGCCTCTCTGGAGAGGCGTTCTCAGCATCAAAATAAACCTTGGCGAACCAATTGCCTAAAACTAAGGCAGAATAAGAGTCTTTCCTTGCTCTATGCGGCCCCTTTTGTCTTCTTAGATTTTGGGGTAAGTTAAATGATTGAGATCCCTGTGGATTAGCCACAACCTCTATGTTAGCACATTCTGCTTTTGTAAGCTCAACAATTGACTTTTGATGATCTATTAGGTCAATCATCATTGCCCCCTTAGATGCCTTCGGAGCCTTTATATCCCATTTTAGTTTCTCTATGGGTATATTCTTTTTCCTTTGTGCGTCAAAATGTGAATCAACCGCTCTAGAAGCAAATAAAATTCTTTTGTGATCTATTGCTGCTTGCAACATCTCATTGGCATTTCTGATCCAGTTAGAGGTTGGTTTTCTTAGAATGCAGTAATTTTTTTCTTTTACGTTATATTGATTTTTAAACGCTAAAATATCAGAGTGCCAATTTTCTGGTTTTTCTAGGTCAACTTCAATAACTCCAATTTTTATGTTTTCTTGTTTAAACAAAGCACTCTCGTTACAAGAATTAATAAACTGAACACCGCCATTGTAGTCCCCGCAGATACCAACAATATTAAAATGTTGTATTAAATAAAGGAAATACTCCATGTGCTGTTTGAGTGACACCCCAGCTATTGCATAACTATGAACTAAGCAGATCTTTTGGGCATCTCGATCTATTTTAAACACATGCATGGCAAAATGGTCAGCACTTGTATTCCCAGCCCAGTTAGGGTCAAAGGCCAATAAATACTCATCACTTGGATTCCCTACCACCTCTACAGCAGGAGATTCCCCGTCAGGTATTGTGCAAGCGGCCATTTTTGATAATCTAAAATACCCATCGCTTTCATCTATGAATTGCGCCCCAAACTCTCTCTTGAACTGCATCTCACTCATAGTGGCTTTAGCCTGTTTAAGCAGATTTTGATCATACAATCTTGTGGGAGCACAGTCATAGCTAAGTTGCATGACTAGCCTGTAAGCCTCATCCCTAAAGTCATCCTCGTCTTCACCCTCTCCCTCTTTTACCGCCAATCCACTTATCAAGTCTACATACTTCTTGTAAAGCTTATACATATACTCAAATTTGAATGATGGAGATGAAAGAATAATAAGTTTATTATTCGGCCAGACATACCTGTCCTTTTCTGTCATCTCGCCTTTGTCGATTAATTTGGATTCTAGATTATGTAACTCTTCCCTTTCTATAGGATTCTCTACCACCCCAAGGAAAGGTATAATAACTTCATTAAATATCTTTTCGGGTATAGTTAAGAACTCATCCAATACAATCCTGTTAAATCGAAATCCACGGAGTCTATCACCATTAGCTAACGGAAGGGCTATCGCCCTAGCACTACCTAAAGTCATAGTCCACTGGTCAGTTCCTTTTTGTATTTTAAAACCGCACTCTTTAATTAGGCTAGCTTCTGATTTGCTGACAATATCTTCCATCTTTTGAAAGATTTGTTTTGATTGCCTGAATGTCCCTGCAATAACACCTATATTTGAATTAGGATTAAGCAGACACTCTAGTAAAACATAAATAGCTGTAGAGAATGTCTTCGACATACCCCGAGAAAAGACAAACATGGAATAATCAGAAACCATCATTCCCTTGATAGCCATTGCCTGAAATGGAAATAATTTAACTCCTAAAAATAACTCAGAGGTAAATGCTATATTGTTCCGCAGAAACTTATACAGCAAATACTTTGCCTCTTCTTCTTTGATACTGCCTTCTAGTTCTTTAAGAGTCTTATTTAACTCTTGCGAAGAATGTTCAAGCCGATATCCTTGTTTTCCCTTTGTCCAAGACATTTACTCGTTCATCTATAAAATATTGTAAATCTGTATTCCACAATCCGTCTCCATAGTGCAGAATTAATGGAATAATTTTTTTAGCTCCTGCTCTATTATGTGCAAAAATAATTTGTAGGTTCTTAGGATAGTCTATAAGCAGATTGCGTATATTATGCCACAAATACCCTAAGTTAGATTTAAACTTAGAAGTTTTATTGTGTTCTTCTAGTTTACTAATAGTTGTCTCTGCTACTACAAACATATGTGAATTAAATTGAACACATCTATCCATCTCTCTCCTAAATCTCTCTATATCTTTCCCGAAGGTCTGCCTAAAGTCATCCTGAGCCTTCCTGTCTACAAATGTAGATGTATAATAATTACCTCTAGCTGTATAATCCCCGAAATCTAATTTGTTGACTATAGAGTCTTTAAATTTCAACGGAGCTTTTTCTCTTGTATCTGTAAATAACGGAATGTCACTTCGATCAATCTCCCAGAAATCTCTAGGCAGTCCCCCGCAAAAATGATTATCTACTCCTAGATCCTCTAAAAAGTTTTTATAAGAACCCCAGAATTTTTTATAATAATAAATGCCAGCCATCTCTGACAAATCATAAAAAAGATTGGGGGGTGAGACTTTAATACCTTTTAGTTCAAATTTTTGCTTCGCCCTATCCTTGATGTAATCTTTGACTCTATCTTCTGGAGCAGAATCCATCCATAACTTAAAATTATCATAATTAATAAAATTATCTCTAAAATATTGGTCGTAAGAGCGAAAGGGTATTTTTTCACCCGAATACAAATCCTTTCTTTCGTAATGCTTGACGTAATAATCGCCAATAGTCAGCGCATGGGCTTTCAAATGTAAATGAAAGCTTCTTTTATTATCGAACTCTTTACCGCACTCTAGACAAGTAAAATCCATTATAATATTTCCTTTTTAGAGATACCCAAAATACGAGCTTTATACTCGTCCATTGTCTCAAGTCGGTCAGCCTCGTCTTCGATTAGCTTGTTTTGCATTTCTGCCATCATAATCATCCTCTCCCGCTCCTCTTTTTCCTGAAATGCCTCAACTAGCGCAGCAATGCTTCCATTCTGCTCCCCTCTTGCCTTTAAACGGGCCTGACGGCTTCCGTTAAGGTCTTTAGTCAAAGATTCGATTCTCTTCTCACATTGGTTTAACTCCTCGCTGGTGGCCTTTATAAGCTCAGTAAGACGCAATGTTAAATCTCGCTCATTATCAGTGTCATTGAGCATTGTGTTCAACTTGTCGATCCTTTGCTGAATATGTTTTTGTCTAACGTAGTTTGTGCAGACGGTAATATACAAATTTAACTCATCGTTTGTTAAATCTGGCTTATCCCAAACAGTTCTTACAAATTCACTCTCAAATAAGTCTCTATCTGCTATTGTTGAATATTGATTTATAAAATGAACGAAGCGAGGGCTTTTTAAATAAAATAAAAGCTTCTCCATCATTTTCTTTTGTTTTGTTTGGATGGTTATTTCGTCAAACTTGCACCCAGCCCAATCATTTACTTTTTTTATCGCTCTAGAGAGGGATTTTGGTGGAGACCACTTATCGCTAGTGATCATTTCATTGTCGTCTACGATTTCTGGCCTGTATCGACGCAGAAACTCCATGACTGTCCTATGTTGTTGACTCAGGGGCTGAATTTCTCTGTCCTTAAATGTCAACCTAGTCACCTCCAACGCATTCATGCCTCTTTCGACATTATTGCTCATTAAAAATTCCTTTTGCTCGGAATCTAAATCTATTTCCTCGACTCTTGGCGCTAAAGTAGTCGTAAAAGTTAAATTATTATTAATTAAAAATGATCTAACAGCCCGCCCTTCCTTGGAGCGACCATCAAGCGACTCATCCTGAAAGACTGTTTGCGTAATGTGCTTTAAATCAGGGTTACGAGAAAACTCCCTTGTGATTTGTTGCTTTTGCTCGTTCGTTAATTCTATATTATTCATAAAATATCATGATTCTCAATAATCTTAAGAGCTATGTTGTAAAATTTCTTTTTTAAATTCGCCATTTGCTTATAACGAGGCTTTTTTCTTTTCGCAGAGTCTGCCTTGAAGCCGAACTTCTTAGCCACTTCATTTTCATCAATGTTTTCCACATAAAGCATAAAATAAATACTTTTATGTTTTTCGTTTAATTGCTCCATGACTAATTTATGGAGCTTCGCAGATGCGACAGGATAATT